AAAAGTCACAAAAAATTATTGCTTATTCTTTGAATCCAATGACAAACGATCAGAGAGAACATCTCAAAAAAATCAATCAAGGTGAGAATAATCCATTTTATGGTAAACATCATACAGAAGAAGCCAAAGAGGAGCATTCACTAAGAGTTTCGGGAGTAAACCATCCTATGTGGGGCAGAAAGCATGATGACGAAACAATTCAAAAAATCAAAAAAAATAGAAATGCTGCGGTTGATAAGGAAAAAATGATACAACTTTCAAAAGATATTAATTCTAAGTCGGTGATTCAATTTACACTTGATGGGCAGTTTATAACTGAGTTCGGTTCTATAAAAGAGGCGTCTACTCAAACTGGTTGTTCAGAATCCATCATAGGAAAGTGTTGTCGTGGTGTCATAAAAAAACCAAGAAAGTTTTTATTTAAGTTCAAGAATTCCCAAAGTTTAGAACTCAATAATTCATTTTCTTTAAAAATCGGTGATGAGTTTGAGTCATATGGTAAAAAATATGAATTGGTCAAAAGAAATAAATGCTCTGCAATAGGGAAAAATGAAAATAAATTATACACTTTTCGTAAAAAAGATCATCCGGAATTATTTAAGAAAGTTGTTTTAGAATATCAATAATAATTTGTTAACTTATATCATCAAAAAACTATAATACCCATGTCATTTTATAAAGATTTAAATAAATATACCCCGAGAAAAGAGCAACAAGATTGTCTTAATTTCATCGACTCTGAATATAAGAAAAACAAAGAAAATAAATTCTTCTTGTTAAATTTACCAGTTGGTGTTGGTAAGAGTCACTTAGCATTGATGATTGCTGATTGGTATTCAAAGAATATTAATTCTGCAGCAAGATATGATATAATAACAAACTCAAAAATTCTTCAAGATCAATATGTGGATACATATTCATCTATAAATGATCTTAAAGGTAAAGAGAATTATGAGTGCTCACAGTACGCTTGTTCTTGTGCACAAGGTCAAGAATTCAATCGATTGAATAAAACTACTTGTGATGCTTGTCCTCATTCTGGTGCTAGAGACGGATTTATTTCTGGTAAAATATCATTGACTAATTTTTATCTCTATATTTTATACCAACTTTATACACCAAAATTTTTACAGACTCGTGGATCGAACGTCTTAATAGTTGACGAATCTCATGAATTTGATGATGTGATGTCAGATTTTATCACAATCAAAATTACTGAGACGGTCATAAAAAGATTGAAGTTCTCAAATGAATCTGATTTACTTAAACGATTAAAATCTGTAAATTCAATTTCAACATATATTCAATTCTTAGAATATTTACAAGGTGAAATAATTCAAACTATTAATGATGTTGAAAAGAGTTTAATTTCTTCTAAACGGAATGCGAGATCTGATAAACGTGAAAATAAAGTTAACAAACTAATTGGTGGTAAGAATCCAGATATTAAATTGATGCAAATAGTCAGTGATTTGCAACAGTATCAATCTAAAGTTGATATTTTTCTAAAAGAATACAAGGATAATCCAAATAACTGGGTTTTAGAATCTAATTATAATGAAAAAACCAAACAAAAAGAACTATCATTGGAACCGATTTGGGCGTTCGATTACTTGGATAAGTATGTTTTTTCTAAATATGATATGGTTTTTCTAATGTCAGGAACTATTTTAGATAAAAATCTATTTTGTCAATTGAACGGTTTGGACGTCACTAAGGCTGTCTACTACTCAATAGAGTCTCCATTTCCATTAAAAAATCGTCCTATTTATTACATGCCTATTGGTAAAATGTCTTATAAACAAAAGGAAGATACTTTTAAAAACTACGTTCCGATCATCAACAGAATATTAAAAAAATACCCGGATCAAAAGGGTATTATACACACTAATTCATTTGAATTAGCTTCGTGGATTTCAAGAGATGTGAAAGATCCTAGATTAGTTCATCATGATTCTTCTAATAAAGATGAAGTTTTGCAAAAACATTTCAAAACAGATAAACCAAGTGTGCTAGTATCTCCTTCGATGGATACCGGTGTCAGTTTCGATGATGATAAGGCGAGATTTCAAGTAATTGCTAAAATCCCTTATCCAAGTTTAGCATCTCAAAAAAATAAATTGAGGCAAAAGATGAATCCGGATTGGTATACTTGGAAAACTATATCGGGTCTAATACAGATGAGTGGAAGAGCTGTCAGATCAAGTGAAGATTTTGCAGATACTATAATTATCGATGGATCTTTTTCTGATATTTTGAAATATTCTGGAGACTTCTTTCCCCAGTGGTTTCAAGAAGCTATTAAAAAAGTCAATGTGAAAATCAACGCTTAAAGGCTTGTAAGCATCTTTCTACTGCTTCTATTCCTCTTTTATCAAATTTAAATTGTTTAGACCTGGCTCTTTTGATAAGTTCTGGGTCTGAATAATTTTCTTTTTCGCTTTCAGGAACACACCACAAATTTACAGAGTAATACTCATCATCAGTCATTACTAATTCTGATAGTTCTTTTCTGTCTATACTCTTTTCTATATCATTTAGACTTCCCTTTTCAAATCGTATTGTAAATCCAGCTGGAATACTTCCTTGTTGTTCTTTATTTATAGTTAATTGTAAACGAGGTCTATTTTTTAAATCTGGAATATACACTTCTGTGTCCCAATCATAGAACTCAAGATCTAATCCTTTTTCTAAGTAGTTTTTAAATCCTTCGAATGAATTTACATTCTTATCTAAATCGACATTTGGTTCTTCGAATCTTAGTTTGAAACTGCAACTTGGTTTACCATCTACATTACCGGTGTATACGTTTAATTTATCGTTAATTGATTTGTAACCTATAGATTCAATTCTTGAAATTAAATTCAATATATTTTCTAAAAATTCAACTCTATTTAATTCACCAGTGTGTTTACCACTGATTATAACTTTTCCTTGAAAATATTCCGATTCAACTTCAAATCCTTCATCTTTGAAATCTACTAAAAAATCGTTTATATCATTAATAGTATTTGATTCAAAAAACTTCTTAATTCTCATAAATTTATATATTAAATTTTAATAAGGTATTTTATGAAAGAGTAAATATTCTAATATATAATTATGTCAAGTTGGATTAATTATTTAATTTGACAAAAATCACTTCTAATAAAAAAAATTATTATAAATGCCACTAATCACCAGACAGTTTGGACCTAGTCCAAAAGGAAGCATATTATCCTTTGAAGATATGGATAATAACCTTATTTATTTAGAGGAACTAACAAAATTAGATTTAATACCTTTAACGGATAATGTTTATTCATTAGGTACCACTTCCTCTAGATGGAAAAGTATTAATGTTGGTCCAGGAACTATTACTATAACGGACCAAACACTGAATACACCTGCAGATATAAGCGTAGACAATGGGGTACTACAAATCAATGGAGCTAATCAATTACAAGTTGGTCAGTTAAAGTTTGTTGATAATACAATAGAATCTACTAGCGGTGCAACAGATATTCAAATTGGTCTAACTAGTTCTACTGCTGATTTAAAGATAAATAGAAATGTGGTTTTAGCACCAGATAAAACATTTGGATTAGTTGATACTGTAACATTAGACGTAGCCGAATTAAGTGTAACTGATGGTGTTTTAAATATAGATGGAGCTAATCAATTACAAGTAGGTCAGTTAAAGTTCGTTGATAATACAATAGAATCAACAACTGGTGCTATTGATATACAAATTGGTCTTACTAGTTCTACTGCTGATTTAAAATTAAATCGTGATGTTGTATTAGCACCTGGAAAAACTTTTACATTTGGAGATGGAACAACTCAATCAACTGCAGCAGGTATTATACAACAATACACTCCAACAAGTTCAGCAGATTCATACGGTGTAACTGGATCACTAGTCAGAGATAATGAAAATATATATGTTAGAACTAATGGGTATGGGTGGAGACCTATACCATTTAATAACTCTTATGGTTCTTTTTACGATACAACTAACCAAGCAAATACACCAGCGTCTACAGCAAGAGCTATAAATATAAATTCAACAGCGACTGCTTCAGGTGTTAGTATAGTGAGTGGTAACAGAATAACAGTAGATCATGATGGAATATACAATATTCAATTTAGTTTACAATTAACAAAATCTGACTCCAGTAATGATGATGCTGATATATGGTTAAGATATAATGGGGTTGATGTACCTCACTCTAATGGAATAGTAACTCTTATAGGAAATGGTGGTAAATGTATAGCATCTTGGAACTTTGTTCAAACCATGACAGCTAGTTCTTATTGTCAAATATATTGGTCTTCTGGTGATAGTAATTTGACCATATATGCAGTTGGAACACAGACTGGTCCAACAAGACCAGCAACACCATCAATTATAGTAACAGTGGATAAAATTTCATCACTTATAAAAATTTAATAATTGGATAATATACTCAACTTTATAAAAACAAAAAACCCACTTTTAAAGTGGGTTTTTATTTTATTTTTTATTTTTAGCTTCTATTGCTTTTCTTAGACCTTCTGGTAATTTTTTCTGAGCGGGTGTTAATCCTTTTTCACCTTTTTTGTCCATTGAATCTTCTATTTTCTTTGCAACTGCTTTTTCCCAACCTTCGATCTTATTGTTTTTGTTTCTGTCAGCTTTGTCTGGATGTTTCAATCCAGATTTTTTGTATGATTCAGGTTTAGTCTTTTTAGCTTCAAATCTCATAATGTTTGACATTCTCATACCCATATCATCTTCCTCTTCTTCTTCAAATTCATTACGATTCATTCTCATATTATCCTCATCTGAAAAACTTGGTAATTCATCTCCCATTTTATCGTCATCTTCACATGGTTCACAGTATTCGTCATCTTCATCAGATTTAACAACATTTTGCATTTTTCTATTTCTCATTAGATAATCTTGTTCATCAGTTTCCATTTCTGATGGAAGATAAAAGTTTTCAAAGGTTCTCAGGAATTTCATATCTATTTTTATATTTTCTTTATATATTAAGTGTTTAAAATGAATTTTTAGATTTTTATATATAATTTATGAGGTTATTAAAATTTTTTGACTTTATTTTTGAGAGTAAATCTTCTATCAAAGTTCCTTTTGTTGCTTCAAATAAGTTTTTAGACCTTATTTCAAAAATAAATTCACCAATTACTGATGAGATTTTTAAAATTCAAAAAACTCCATTAGACTTATCGTTGGTCAGAGTCGGTGATTCAGATGAAACTGTATCCTTTACTCCATCTTTAAAGATTTCACAAATATTGAATACCGATGATGAGAAACTTTTAGGTACGCTAGTGAGACCACTGAATAACGAAACTGAAATTTATTTTAAACAGTCTACTGATGTCAGAGTTGGAAGATTCATAAAGAAGATTTTTGGCAGTAAGTTTAGTGATAAACAAGTAGAGGATTTTGTCAATCAGTACAAATCGGTTAGAGAATCAAATAAATTATATTTTGATTTAAGAAGTGGCTCCGATATTCTAGACACTTACAAATCTACTAACTATTCTTATCATGGTGGTAGTTCTAATCCATTAATGAATTCCTGTATGAATGATGAGATTCGTCTTGTTGAGTTTTATCGTTATTTGCCAGTTAGGATGTTAGTACTTGTAAATGAAGAAGGATTAATTTTCGGTAGAGCCCTAATTTGGACAACAGACCAAGGTCAGTTCATGGATAGAATTTACACAATAGATGATTCTGATTATTTTAGATTTATAAATTATGCTAAATCCAACTCAATTATTTATAAATCGAAAAATAAAAGTGGAAACACAGTACCTTATATAAAATCTGGACAAGAATCATGGTTTAAAATGAGTGTTAAATTGAAATTTATTATTGCTGAATACCAGATGGATTCCTATTCAGATAAACCACAAAATATTCCATATATGGATACATTTATTTATGGATATGGTGATATTTTGTCAAATTTTGAGCCACAAGATATAGATTCCTTTTATCTTTTGCAGGATACTGATGGAGAAGTTCTTGAGGTTTTAGTAAGATATGATATCTATGGTCAAAGAATAGAAATGCAAGATTTAGGTGATTATATCTTTTCAGAAACACAAGATGGTTATATTTATTATAAAGATGCTATATGGTTAGACTCTGAAAAAGATTTCTTTTCTTATGATTATTTGGATAATCCAAAAAACGGATTTGAGTACAAAGAAGATTTAAAAACTTATGTTAGAATTTCAAATTAATATATAATATATGAATGTGATCAGTTTTAGACAATATCAGATGTCTCAGTCCTTTATAAAGTATGTTGAGAATTATCATATAAATGAGTCTGATAATCAATCTTCAGTCATTGATTCTATTTTAAAGGGACTTTCAAGAGACTTAAAGTTCAATTATGCACTGGTGTTTACTTTTGGTGCAGGTATTAAAGCGATGTTTCCAATCGTAGAGAACTTGATTAAAAATGAGAATATCAATATAGAGCTGACCACTGAGAATATTGTTTTATTAACAATCGCATCTTTGGCAATAACTTATCTTGAAGAAAGTAATAATAGGGGTGGTGATAAAAAAATACCTTGTCAGTGTGATCCAAAGCCAGAAGATTGTAAAACTTGCAAGGGTACTGGTATGATTGATAGTGTTGTTACAAAAGAAGATGCTCGTACAATTTTGGAAGAGCTTAAATTACGTGGTATAGGAAATGGAATTGTTAGAAAAGTTGTAGCTTGTTTTAAATCAGTTGGAAAATTTTTAAGAATGTTATTTAGAAATTCTACGTATGTAATATCCGGATTAATTGACATGCTTGGTTATACTATGATATTGATGCCTACCATGAATGCAATAAGTGCTGTTGTTGGAGAATATAATTTGAATTTTGATACTTTACCTGGAAACCTTTTATCAATTGCAGCTGGTGTCGGTACTTTTTTAACAAAAAATATATTCAATTTCGTAGTAAATAAAATCAAGAAAAAGACCAATATTGATGTTGATACAAAACATCTTGATATACCAGTAGCTGCTAAACCTTATGAAATATCGGATGGAGATGAGGATTTAAAAAATTTTAAAGGAAATAATTTAATCAAAGAGCAATAGGGTTAAGTTAAAACTTAAGTATATCATGAGAATTGAAACATCGGTCAATTTTTTTGTATAATAAAAAAAAGATTTTTTAAATTATGACATCTTCTTTAGAGAAGGTTTTTTTTAATTATATTCTTAAGTATAAGAAGTATTTCGAAATTGTCCGGCCTTATTTTTTCAGAAACTCAGATATTCAATTTGTTTACGGTGTAATTCGTGACTACATGTTGAAAAATACTGAAGCTCAAATTCCTACACCACGTCAAATATTAGACATGATAACCCTAGAGGATAAAGAGGGTGTAATAACAAAAGAGATTCTCAAGTCAATACTTACCGACACACTTAAAGATTATGATGAAAAGAATTTTATAGAACCAAAATTTAATACTTGGATATTAACCAATCGTATAAAAACTGGAACCGTTGATATTATTGATGAGACAAGAAACTTTGATAATATCTCTGATTTCGACAAGGCAATAGAGGCCGCAGATAGAATACGTAGTATGGTTGACGAGATGTCATCTACAAATTTTGTCGATGATGATGATTTAGGTTCAGATTTCGATGAGGCAGAATTGCACATACAAGATAGTTCCAGATTTAAAGTCCAGTCCGGATTTGAGACATTAGACCACATTTTAGGTGGTGGTTGGGATATTGGAACATTAAATTGTATCATGGCTGAGACTAACAATGGTAAGTCGCTTTGGATGCAAAACTTTGCTATCAAATCTGCCGATAGTGGATATAATGTCTTATATGTCACTTTAGAAATGAGTGAGCGTAAAGTGTTAAAACGTTTAGGAAGTATGCGTCTTAGAATACCGATTAATGACTATGATACAGTCAGTAAAGATGTTGAATTAATTCGTAAAAAGATCAAATCACTTGGTAACATGAAAGAAGGTGGTGATCTTTTTCAGAATAAAGTCGGTAAAATTTATACGAAATTCTGGGCAGCTGGGACTGCTACTGTAAATGATTTTGATAATTATATACAAAAAATACAACAAAAGAAGTGTATAAAATTTGACCTTATTATTGTTGATTATATAACTTTAGTTGCAGCTCCTAAAGGAGCTGCTGACAATCTTTATACCAAAGGAAAACATTTGGCAGAAGGATTAAGAGCACTTGGATCTAAATACAAATGTCCTATAATTACAGGTGTTCAAGTTGCTAAAGACGCTTGGAATGCCTCAGATATAACATTAGAAAGTGTTCCAGAGAGTAAGGCAATAGCAGAGACTGCAGACACATTTTGGGCAATTATAAGAACTGAAGAAATGAAACGACTAGGTATTTATAGATTCAAATTATTAAAACAAAGAGATGGTGACTTTCTAAAAAGTCAGATCAAATTGAATTTAAATTCGACATTTTTGACATTAGAAAATGATCAGTTTTTAGATTCTTAAAAAAATAAATATTCTTAATGGCTAAGAAGCGTAAATATGACGACGATGATGATATAGAAAATGTAGAAGATTTTGAATCTGAAAATGATACTTATATCGAAGAACCACAAACTGAAGAATCAGAAGATTCTCCGGAATCTTCTGATTCTGGTGAATCGATATTTTCAGATGATGATGTTGAGATGGAAATCGTTATTGAAATCTCCGAAGATGATTCCGTAGATACTCTTGAAGAAGAAACAAAAACTAAAGAACTTGAGGAAGATATTGTTTTATCAAAACATAAGCTTCAGGGAAAACATTCTTTGAAGTATGATTCAATCTTTAAAGGAAAAAAAGAGGATAAGATAGATCAGGATTCTGAAGAAGATTATACCTCAATGTATTTCAATGAGAAGTTTGAAGTTGATAAATCTTCCTACATGTATTTAGAGTCTCAGGATAATGAGATGTATATCAGAACTAAAAATATAAAAGAAAAGGTTTATCAAGTACTACTTGATAAAACATCTATTAATTTTCTAAATAATAGAAGAAAACCTTCAAGATCGGATTTCAATCATTATTACCATTTGTTAAAAATAAATTTAGATGAAGATGGTTTTACAAACATTGAGCTTTTCAATGAGTTGTCAATTTATTTTTCGGATAATTTGTTCAATATGTTTAAACTACTAGATAATAAATGGAGAAATCTTATAATTATTGAGTTACAAGATCATATTGGTAAGTATAATAACTCAAAAGAAATTACTAACCGAAACATACATGTAGGTACTGAGATTGAATTTGAACATCACGATGCTCTGGATAATATTAAAATATTTACCGGTGTAGTCACGATGACCGATTATCAAATTTCGAGCTTCGAAGTTAATTCGTATGAAAACCTTTATGACATTCACATTTCAAAGATCACAAAAATCTTAAATAATACAAAATTTAAATATAATTTAAATAAATTAAACAATATAGATTTTCTCTAAAATTTCTAAAATAGGATAAAATCTACCCAAGAATACCTCAATATATAAACTTCAAAAAAACATTTATACTCAAATTATGGAAGATATGATTTCAAAAGATACAAAAAAGACAACAAAAACAAACGAAATAAGCGTTAAAAAGAGAAATGGGCAGACTGAGATTTTTGAAGCTGAAAAGATCAATAGAGTGTTAATTTGGGCTACTTCCGGTCTTAGTGGTGTATCGGCATCTGATGTGGCGATGAATGCTCATCTGCAGTTTTATCCAAATATTAAGACATCACAGATACATAAAGTTTTAATACAGTCAGCAGTGGATTTAATTAGTGATAAGAATCCAAATTATCAGTATGTTGCCTCGAATCTTTTAAATTATTTACTACGTAAGGAAATTTATGAAACTAAAAAAGAGATGCCAAGTTTATTCGAGTGTATTAAACGCAATATTAAGGTAGATTTATATGATTCTTTGATACTAAAAAATTATACCGAAGAAGAGATTAATAAATGTAACAACTTTATCAAACACGAGAGAGATTATGATTTAACTTATGCTGGTCTTCAACAACTAATTGATAAGTATTTAGTTAAAGACCGTTCTACTGGTAAATCTTATGAGACGCCTCAGTTTGCGTTTATGATGATTTCTATGACTGTGTTTGCAAATTATGATAAATCTACCCGATTGGATTTCGTTAGAGAATTATATGATATGATCTCAGAACACAAGATTTCTTTACCAACGCCGATTATGGCGGGTATAAGAACACCAAATCGACAGTTTTCAAGTTGTACTCTTATTGAGATCGGAGACTCTCTTGATTCAATTTTCCACGGTAATGTTGCAATTGGTCAATATGTGGCGAAAAGAGCGGGTATTGGTATAAACGCTGGTTCAATTAGGGCGTTAGGTTCTAAAGTTAGAAATGGTGAAGTAGTACATACTGGAGTCATTCCATTTTTCAAGATGTTTCAATCTACTTTACATTCCTGTTCACAGGGTGGTATCCGTAAAGGTTCGGCTACTTTATATTTTCCTTGGTGGCACAAAGAAATTGAAGATGTTCTAGTTTTGAAAAATAACAAAGGAACTGATGATAATCGTGTGAGACATATGGATTATGGTATTCAATTCGAGAAGTTATTTTACAGTAGATTTGTCTCAAATGGCGATATTGCCCTTTTCTCACCTTCCGATGTTCCTGGTCTTTATGACTCATTCGGATTATCTAATTTTGAAGAATTATATTTAAAATATGAATCGGATAAAAAGATCCCTAAAAAAGTTGTAAAATCGAGGGATTTAATGAACTCTTTTGCGCAAGAGAGAATTGGTACTGGTCGTATTTATGTGATGAATATTGACAATGCTAACACTAACTCACCTTTCATTGAAAGAATCAAAATGTCTAATTTGTGTGTTGAAATTTGTCTTCCAACATCACCTATTGAGAATATTTATGACATCAATGATAAAAAAGAAACTGAACAATATTCAGAAGCTGAGATTGCTCTTTGTACCCTGGCAGCATTTAATTTAGGTAACATTAAATCTTGGTCTGAGTTACATAGAGTTGCAGAGTTTATTGTTAGAATACTTGAGTATGTGATTGAGAATCAAGATTATCCAATTAATGCTGCTAAAAAAATGTTAAAGCGTAGATCTATTGGAGTCGGTGTGACTAATTTCGCCTACTGGTTAGCTCGTCAAGGAATTAAGTATTCTGATAAAGAAGCACTGTTTTATGTTGATGAATTATTTGAAAATATTCAGTATTCTTTATTGAAAGCTTCAAATAAATTAGCTCAAGAGTTAGGTAAATGTGAGTGGTATGATAAGACTACATATTCTAAAGGTGTTCTACCAATTGATAGATATAACAAAAATGTAGATGAATTGGTAAAAAGAGACTATTCTTGTGACTGGGACACTTTAAGAAAGGATATTGAAGAATTTGGTTTAAGAAATTCTGTATTGACGGCTATCATGCCAGCAGAATCATCAGCAGTCGTTCAAAACGCGACTAATGGTATTGAACCAATTCGTTCACTTGTTATCACTAAGAAGTCTAAATCTGGACTTGTTAAACAAGTAGCACCTGAATGTATAAAGTTAAAGAATAAGTATGAATTAGCTTTTGATATGCCGGATAATCGTGGGTATACTAATATTTGTGCAGTAATTCAAAAATGGATTGATCAATCAATTTCCGCAAATCACTATTATCAATATTCTTCCGATGGTATTTCAATTGGTGGTGTCATTAAAGATGTTTTATACGCATATAAATACGGATTGAAAACATTGTATTATGCTAATACAGATGATAAAAAATCAGATGATCTAGACTCAATGGGAATGGATGGGGATTGTGCTAGTGGTGCCTGTTCAATCTGATTTGTGAAATAGTAGTGGATAACTAATGATAAACGAGGGAAGGGTAATATCTGAATTAAATAAGGAAGAAACTGAAAATATATTTAATATTTTCAGAAAAGGAGGATATCAAACATTTGAACATCAAATTCTGAATAGAATTATAGAGTTGACATTTTCAGAGGGAAATTACGACTCAAAATTCTATAAGAAATCAGGTAAGTATTATATGTTAATAACTTGTCCAAAAGATTATAATGATATAAAATTAAAGACCATTATAGCTCATGAGTTAAACCATTTTATTGAAATTTCTAAAATAGAGGATAAAAAGTATAGATATCCAAACTATGATAAGATAAAAAAATCTTTAATCGATTTTAATCCTGAATCTAAACAACTTCAGTTTTTTAAACACATTGTTTATAAAACACTTGATAATGAAATAAATGCTAATGTCAGCCAAACCTATACCTATTTAAGAAATTTTAATTCTTCTGATGAAGATTATCTGAAGTCAAAACTAGAAGAATATGAGGTGAGGAGAGAATATCAAGATCTTTTAAATTTCAATATATCGAAATTTAAAAATGATATAAAAATAAATAATGTCAATTTTGATGAATTCAATAAAATATTGATCAATAATGGTGTTGATGATTTTTTGGACTTTATATATGAGAGAAATGTAGATAAGTATATTGATAATTGGTTTAAAATAATCAAGTCGAATATAAAAAAACTACTCAAAAAACAAGATAATATTATAAAAGAAGTTATTGAAGACATTAATAAGTTAGATAACTATTCCTCAGAATACCCAATAACTGAAAATATAATTTTAAATTATACTGAATACTTAAAAGAAAATCTTAAAAATAATGATAAACTGGATTAAAAACATATTTAAAAAGAAAGAGGACCCAATTGTTCCTATTTATTTAAATAATTGGTCAGTCATTAGAACTACTGGTAGAATTGTATTTAGAATACCTGTTGATAACTTGAGTAAAAAGGATACTAAAAAATTAATTAGTAATTTTCAAACCAATTACTGGTATCCAAGTCCGAACTCACTATCGGGCATGACTAAATCTGAAAAAATTGAAAAGATTTTAAACAAAATACAACCTAAAGAGGAAATTTGATATAATCAAAACAAAAAAAAATTTACATAAATGAAATCAATAATAAATTTAGATACCAGTAAAGACTTTACAAAGTCACCATTGTTTTTTGGAGGTGATTTATCACTTCAGAGATACGATAAGTTTCGTTATGAAAAGATATTTAATATGTTCAAGCAACATATTTCTTACTTTTGGAGACCTGAAGAAATTAATCTCTCAAAGGATAAAGCGGATTTTCAATCACTAACTGAGCACGAGAAGTTTATATTCACTAAAAATTTAGGATATCAAATCCTACTTGATTCTGTTCAGAGTCGTGGAATTTCAAACCTTTTAGAGGATTGTTCTAATCAAGAAGTAGAATTATTTGCAAAAACTTGGGAATTTTTTGAGACTATTCACTCTTACTCTTATACTTATATTATTAAGAATATTTATTCTAATCCGAGTGAGATGTTAGATAATATCCTAAAGGATGAAGAAATTGTAAAAAGAACTACATCAGTTACTCATTATTACGATGAGTTGATTAATTCACTTTCTGACGAATCAGAACACGATAAGAAAAAGAAATTATACCTAACTCTTGTATCTATCAATATTCTTGAGGGAATTAGATTCTACGTTAGTTTTGCTTGTTCATACTGCTTCGCACAGAATAAGAAAATGGAAGGAAATGCTAAGATTATTTCATTGATTAACCGTGATGAGAACTTGCATATGGGATTCACTTCATTCTTAGTTAAGACTTTAAAAGAAGAGTGGTCAGAAGGTTTCCAACAAATTGCAACTGAATGTGAGCCACTAGTTTTAAAGATGTACGAAGATGCAGCTAAAGAAGAATTAGAGTGGGCTGAATATTTGTTTAAAGATGGATCAATGATTGGTTTAAATGCTGAGATTTTAACTCAGTATATGAAGTGGTTAACGAATAATCGTATGAAGATTATTGGATTGGAACCTCTTTTTGACAAAGTTCAAAATCCAATTTCTTGGATTAATAACTGGACATCTGGATCTACATCAGTTCAAAATGCGCCACAGGAAACTGAAATTGAAACTTATGTGGTTGGAGCTTATAAGCAAGATGTTGATGACGAAAGTTATGACGAATTCGACTTCTAATAACGATGACTAAACTTGAGTTAATTAAATACTTCGATTACCTCAACGAAGATAAAGTGAGAGTTTTCAATTCTTTTTATAGATTAGATAAACTAAAAAATAATAGAGAATTGAAACTCTCAATTTTATTAGACGGTAAAAGTTTAGATCTTCTAAGTTCATTGGAGTTTGAAATTAACAAGGCAACTTGTTCTATAAATAAAATTTCAGATAAAATTGATAAGCTTTTAAGGGGTCAAGATTTAAAATCGATTAGAAGTAGTCTTGAATTATATGCTGAAATATTGGAAGATTCTATTAACTATATTGATTATGTAGAAGATGATGTTAAAAATTTAATAAATACTTGATGGAAAAGAAATTATTACCTTATCTAGTCGTCATTTCGGCATTATCTGTGTCTTTATCAGCGGCTTTCTACTCTGTTACTGGTCTTGGAAAAATGTTTTCAGGTGCTAGTGTTCAAGTAATGATTATGATGTCATCACTTGAGATTGCTAAATTAGTACTTGCATCACTTTTATACCAGTATTGGTCAAGATTGAATCGAGCTTTGAAAATCTATTATTTTATTGCACTTTTTGTACTAATGTCAATAACATCAGCTGGTATTTATGGATATCTTTCTTCGGCTTATTCTGATACTTTGAATAAAGTTGAAACAATTGATAAACAAGTTAAAGTTTTAGACACAAAACGAGAAATGTTTACAACTCAACTTACCGATATACGGTCTGAAAAAGAGCGTCTTAATCAAAATATAGCTGAACTGACTAAAGGAGCATCTAATAATTTTGTTCAAACTAAAGATAAAAATGGTAACATTATTACCACAACATCCTCGGCTAATCGAAAACTTTTTGACGAACAATTGAAATCTTCTCAAAAAACTAGAGATGATTTAGCTGTTCGTGAAACCGCTTTAAGTGACTCAATTACCAAGATAGATCTTAGAAAATTAGAATTAGAAACAAATGATGATGTTGCGGCTGAAGTAGGTCCCTTAAAATATATTGCAAAACTTACTAATAAATCTATGGATCAAGTTATAAATTGGTTTATTATAGCACTGATGCTTGTATTTGATCCGTTGGCTGTATCATTGGTCGTTGGTGCAAATGTTATATTCAGAGACAAAGAACGTGAAAGAGAGAAGTTAAAACTTAGTCAGGATATTGACAAAAAGTTAAAAGATTTTGAATTACGTGAGATAGAGATTCAAGATATGAATTCGAAATTTGAAACAAGATTGCAAGAAGTTGAATCGTTGGAAAATGAAACTACTAAGAAACTAAAAGACTTAGAAGAAGAAAAAAATAGAGAGTTTTTACAAAGAGAATATGAGTTAGAGTTGAGAATTGAAGAATTAGAAAATACTGACCAACAGATAAAGATAAAGTATGATGAGATATCTAAAACTCTTGAGAATAAAGAACATCAATTTGAGAAATTTGTTTCAGAAGAAAAATCAAAATTAGATACTAAACAACAAGATTTAGATAGTTTGGAATTAGACTTGGAAAACAAAATGAAAAACTATAAGGCTTTAGTTTTAAAAGAAGAGCAACAATATAAAATAAAATTAGAGGCTCAAGAATTAAAATTAAAAGAAGAGATTCAAAAATTTATTGAATCAAAAAAGATTTTTCGAGACGATCAAGAAGATTTACAAGTTTTAAAGTCTAAATTAGATCAAAGGGAACAAGACCTAAATCAGACAGAGGCAGACCTCGAAAACTTCAAGGAACAATTGGTAAAACTTGATGATGAGATTAAAGAGTGGGAAAAAACACATTGGTCTATGAAGAGAACAAAAGGATATAATGGTCCACCCCCGCCTCCGCCCTCAGCTATTCTATAAAAAATCCATATTTGAAATTTTTGAATAAATTGAGTTCATATATACATCATGTTTAAATTTTTAAAATTTTTAAACTTTTAAAAATTTAGACATAGAATATAAACATTTAAAATAATCCAGTAGTGATTTTGAGAGATACTTCGTATGACTTGAATAAACACTCTTAGAAAAATACCTCTGGTCTATTATATATGAATGTTTTAGCAAACATAGTGATAAATTGAGTTACTTCGATTATATCAGATAACTCAGAAAGACTGAAAGCTCATCTAAGCAATCAGATTGACAGTGAATCAATAAACTGTCGGTGAAAAAAGATAGAGTGGTCATCTTAAATGACTCAAGAATGTATCAATTTCTTGTCAAAAAGAGATAGGATAAGATGTAAATCCTTAAAAAATATCGGTCCCAGACCTCTAGGTGAGGTCCGGACGACAATCTCAGTTTAGATTTCCTTGTTTGCTACATTTTTATACTAAAGACCAGAATTTGATTTTTCAAGTCTGGTCTTTTTTTGTTTAATAATAAAAAAATAATATATGTCAAAATTTAACCTAACTCAAACAAAACCAAAAACATTGACAACAAACTTGGCTGGTGGTCAAGCATATCGTCAAACACCAGAATTAGAAATTATTTCTATTCTTTTAACATCATTCGTGAATGATCAGTTTTATCAAAAATCAAATGAAACTTTAGATAGATTAAAGAATCTACTTGATAAAGTTGAACCAAAGTTTGCCGCAAAAGCTGCAATCTTTGCAAGAGATAAATTCGGAATGAGAAGTATCACACACGTATTAGCCGGTGAACTTACATCAAGATTAGCAGGTCAAGAATGGTCAAAAAACTTCTATGATAAAGTAGTAGTTCGAGTAGATGATATGACTGAGATTATGTCTTATTATATTGATAATAAAACTGATAAGAATAAGCCTAAGTTTCCAAATTCCTTGAAGAAAGGATTTGCATCTGCTTTCAATCGTTTTGATAGTTATCAGCTAGCGAAATACAGAGCCGAAAATAAAGAAGTGAAATTAATTGATGTTGTAAATCTTTGTCACCCAGTTCCAACTGCTAAAAATTCTGAAGCTTTATCAAAATTAGTTTCTGGTAATTTGAAATCTACTGATACGTGGGAGTCAAAGTTATCAAAGGCTGGTCAAGTTGCTCAGAATGAAGAAGAATTAGGTCAATTAAAATCAGATGCTTGGGGTGAATTACTTACAACTAAAAAAATTGGTTATTTCGCACTTTTGAGAAACTTGAGAAACATTTTGGATGTTGCTCCACAGTTTGTGACTATTGCTTGTGATATGCTCACTGATGAGAAATTGATTAAATCAAGTAAAGTATTACCTTTTAGATTTAAAACTGCATATGATGAGATTAACAATTACGGAGTATCTTCAAAAGAAACTCGTGAATTACTCGTATCACTTGATAAAGCTTTAGGTATTTCTGTATCAAATGTTCCTGTTTTTGATGGTGAAACATTGGTGGTGATCGATGTATCTGGATCAATGAGTGGTAGACCATCTGAAATCGCTTCACTTTTTGGAGCAATTTTGGCTAAATCTAATAACTGTGATGTAATGACATTTGCTAGTAATTCAAAATATGTTAGTTACAATCCAACTGATTCTGTAATTTCTATTAGAAATTCGTTCAAGTTTACAGGTGGTGGTACTAACTTTAAAAGTATTTTCACGACAGCTAATAGAAAGTACGACCGAGTTATAATTCTCTCTGATATGCAAGGTTGGATTGGTCATACCTCACCAGTTTCCGAATTTAATTTATATAAAAGAAAGTTTAAATGTGATCCTTACATTTATTCTTGGGATTTAAATGGATTAGGTAGTTTACAGTTCCCTGAGAATAGTGTATTTGCAGTTGCTGGTTTCAGTGATAAAGTCTTTGATATCATGAAGTGGTTAGAAACTGATAAAGATAGTCTTTATCAGATGATAGATGAAGTTGAATTATAAAGAAAAAACCTCTAAGAGATTAGGGGTTTTTTTAATTTAGTAAATCATTACAATAACCTTTATGATATGAATCAACAGCTCTTTTGAATTCTTCGTCGTCAATTTGTAGTCCAGGATGTGGATCTGTAAATTCGGCGATCACAATAATCTCATCATCTGTTAAAAATCCGAACATAGTGGATGGTCTACCATCATCGTTAGTGTAGTTATTTGTATCAACGATTTCTCTGGCTCGAATAACACCAGCTTTATCTAACATAGTAATTACCTTTTCGTAAGCTACTTTGATCGGTGTCATTGAATTTTGAAACTTATTTCTAGCATTTGATAAATCATCTGAGACTACTCTTTGAGATAGTTTCACTACTATATAAATTTCTCCGTTTTCTTTTGTACTATTACCTGCACCTAAAAAAGGTATTTGAACTATTTCACTTGAAACAATTTTCAAATCTTCCGATGTTTTGATTAACTCTGTACAATCTTCTACTGATTTGATGCTATCAGAAACATTTTTTAGGTACTTAATATATTGATTTGTGCTGGATTTTTGTTTATTAATATCAAGTGGATTCTTGAAATATTTTGTCATTCTGATCACATAGTTCAATTCAAATTCTTCTGGTTTTGTGCCAGTCAATTCTTGGAGTCCGCAAATAATTTCAATTTGAAAATCCGAATCAATTACATCTGAAAAATAATCTTTGATTATTTCATCACTTATTCTGTGTTTTAATTTGACTTGATTAAATTCTTCACTCTCACCAAAATACAAACTTGCATTTGATTCAAATTGTTTATAATTTAAAATCTTCATACATTATATATTATAGATTAATTTTTAATTTATATCAGTTGATTCTAGTAATGTATAAGAAAACTTATTTCCGTGAATTTTAGCGGCCTTTTTACAAATAGACATAAATGCATCAAAATCTTTCACTCTTTTGAAAACTTGACAGCCTTCGCTCCAATTTTCAACCCAAGTTGAGTCTTGACCAGCTTTATGAATATTGATTCCAAACATTCCGGTGTCGGTAGTTTTTTCTTCAAAAACTAAATCTTTATTGGCATCTCTCCACACTGTCACATTTCCAAGTCGTTGACAAAGAGCGTCATATTTTCCCTGATGTTTATCTACAGACCAAACCCCACGGTATTGACCTGGAACAAGTCTAGCTACTCCTTTTTTATTATGAAATTGTTGAACTCCTTTTTTACCTGGATCAGTTGTTGCATTCCAACAAAAAAACTGCCAATTTGAATTTTCTTTAAATGAGATTGTAAGAAAGTCATCAAACACATTGGTCACTTTATCGGCAACAGAAAGTGCATTATTTCTGACACCAACTATATTAACATCATAATTTTTATTTGCATCGTCATCAAACCATTTATATCCTTTTTTAATGACGGTATTTTTGATTCTATCTAAATTATACATAATCTCAATTATTTTTTATCAAGATTATATATTTAAAAAGACTATTTCCAGATGCTTGATAGATCAATTTTAGCTGTGACATCTATAATTTGTGAGTCTTTCCTCAAAGAATATTTACCTATAATTGATAATTGTTTAATAATTTTTCTTATATTTTCTTGATCGTCATCACTTATATCAAAATTAAAAATTTGTATTAAGTTTTCAATTTCATCAAAAGTTAGAGTGCTTTTATTTCCTAGAAAGTATAAAAAATCATATGAATATGCATTATAAATGCTCGAGTTTGGTAAAGAAGCTTTTGCGAGTAAGAATTGTGTGAGTGAGTTTTCTACGCCGATAGATGGTACAGAATATTTGTATCCGTCAAAATTAAATTCTTTTAATTCGGTATCATACTTTGATAGTGTTTGTTCGTCTAGTTCAAAGTAGTTGAATGTGCCGGTCTCAAAATTAATAATCTCTTCTTTGTTTGAGACATCGTTAAAATAATAGACTGATATTGGTTTTTTATTTGTTAATTTTACTATTTCCAAAAATAAAAAAACCACATCAATACTTTTAATATCGTTGTAAACGTAACCGTTTGAAAGTATAACGTTATTTTCTACAATTTTTTTTAATCTTGTTATGACAATACCTAAATCTTCACGATCATAATTGTATTCATATTCTATGATATCTGATAATTCAGCCTTTTTTATTTGAATTTCAAAATCATCTTTGTAAAAAAGACCTTGGCTTGGTAGTTTTTTTAAATCTATTTTATGTTGTAGATTCAAAATACCTTTGATTATTGATAGTAAACTCATATTGAGAAATTAATTTTCTTGAAGAATTAAAAATATTGTATTCGCAACTTCATTTATAGGAACAGTGTCTTTAATATTTAATTCTTTTAGTGCTTGGTATCTTATCCATTCGATTTCAACTTGATTAATGTTATTTAGTATTAACTTTACTTTGAAAATATAATGGTTTTTTTTATAATTTATATCAAATAAAAATGAATAGTTTCCTTCGTTGGTCCAAGTTGCATCTATACCAAATTCTTGTAATTTATTAAATTGTGAATATAGGTTAGCTAATCTTTTTGATGAATCATCTGAAAATAATGGAAATACTTTTTCTCTGATCATATTTACAAACCTTTCTGCTTCTGCTTCATTTGAAGATTCTAAGTCTAAATCAAAACTTAAATTTAAACTTTCGATTTTTTTCCCAATTTCGTAAAGTCTATCGAGTGTTCTGTAGTGAACTGGTAAATTATCTCTAATCCAATTTTTTAAGTGCATATCTGTTTGAGTACTGCTTTTATATTTACCATCTGAATCATATTTTATATCTTGAAGCCACCTCCCGGATAAATCTCTTGAACTATTAAATAGATATTGATTTTCAATTTCATAGTTTACTGAGCTTTTACCAATACTTTTTCGATTTAATGACAAGTTTATTCCGAGTTTTTTTAAATACTTCGTTAACCAGATAGTTACTCCGGTGGACATACCTGAATTGGTCATCATAGAATCTCCAGTTAATTCAATCGTTTGTGCATACTCATTATCTTTTATTTCCCAGAGAGCATATTCAATCTCTTCTTCGAAACTCCTAATTGATTGAAGTGTTTTTAAATCATCTTCATTACAAATAATAATCTCGTTAGTTTTGTTGAAGTGTTGATCATCAGCGGAAATAACTTCGCCATTACTTAAAGAAAAACATTTTACTTTATAATCTAATTCGTAATTTAAAATATTTTCTAAACTTTTACTTACTTCCGAAAACTCTTCTTTTGTTAATTTGCGATTGAATGAAATTAGATATGAAAAAATTTGTGAGTCATGTTTTAGAAATTCAGATCTTTTCGAGTCGTGACAAACAATTACACCTTCTTGGATATCTAAAATCGACTTGTGAATTACAGAATTTATTGATTCTTCTATTTCAGACAATACTACATCTCTAATTGTATCTTGAATGATTTTTAAATCATCGTAATTTTTGAATTCTAGTAGAAAGTTCATGACTAAGTATATATAAATCAAATTATAGTTTATTTGTGTTAATTCTAAGTGACTGTTTTGAATACTTACCAAAGATTAAAAAATCCTCAGTTGATCTAATATTAACTGATCCACCGTATAATATTTCAAAAAGTTCTAATTTTCATAAAATATCCGAAACTGCTTCAGATGAGTTAAAGACTAAGTATACTTCGCACAAGATAGATTTTGGTTATTGGGATAAGGAGATTGATTTAGACCAATTATTTTTTGAATTTTATAGGATTCTAAGACCTGGTGGAACAGTAATTATTTTTTTTGATATTTGGAAAAGTGGTATTGTAAAAGAATTTGCTCTTAAAAATAAATTTAAACAACCGCGTATTGGTCAATGGTTAAAAACCAATCCAGTTCCAATAAACTCTAAAACAAATTACTTATCTAATTGCTCAGAATATTTTTTCACATTCATTAAAGGTAAAAATCCTACTTTCAATTCAAAGTATGATATGGGTATTTATCGTTTTCCATTATGTCATGGTAAAGAACGATTAGATCATCCAACTCAAAAACCACTTGAATTAATAAAAGAATTATTGATTAAACACTCTAATTTAGAAGATTTAGTTTTGGATCCAT